ATGGCTTCGTGCGCGCCGGCGTGGGCACCATCGGCAGCGACGCCACCGTTTACTTCGAAGGGCCGAACAGCTCGCTTTCGGGTCTGTCCCCCGGGGCGACCTACGTGCTGAGCCACACCACGCCGGGCGGTGTTGTGCCGCTGGCGTCGGGGACCACCACGGCGGGTCACATCCTGCAGGTCCTGGGCGTGGCCACCGACGTGGGCGAGATCAACGCCGAGATCGGAAATCCGGTGGTCCGGGCCTGACATGGCAGCGCGCCGTCCGCTTGTCCTCGATACGAGCAATCGCACCAGGGAGCTGCCCGCCGATGACGTCCTGGTCGGTGTTCCGCTGCAGGTCGCGATCGGGCTCCGGGCGGGCGGGGTGTTCAACATCGCGCTGACCTCGACCTACACGATGACGATCGGCCTGCGGGCTGGCGGCACGTTCAACGTACAGGCGACAACCTGATGGCTGCCCGCACTCCACTGATCCTCAACCAGGCCACGGCGCGTGTCGAAGAATTGGCCGTAGGCGACTTCATTCCCGGTGCCCTGATCGGTGGCATGTTCGGTCGCAACCTGATCATCAATGGCAACTTCGACTTCTGGCAGCGTCGTGATACCTACACTCAATCCAGCAACGGTCAGGGTTACTGCGCTGATCGCTGGGTTGTTGCTGCTGCAAATTGCACCCACCAAGCACAGCGCAATGTAAACATTCCGGGCGATGGTCCGCATCCGGGAGTTATCAGCTTCCATCGTAGTAACGTTACTGGCGTTAGTTCGGTCTCATCTGCCTACATCGGTCAGTATATTGAAAATGTGCAGACCCTTGCTGACCGAGACGCTGTCGTCTCGTTCTACATGTATGGTCCACCAAGTGGTGCAAAAGTTGGTGTTCGTTTGATTCAATCATTCGGTACTGGCGGTAGCGCCATAGTTTCTAAGGAACTTGGTGTATTCCAGTTGCCCGCATCTGGTTGGGCCAAGGTAGAACTTACGGGTAAGTTATCGAGTCTTGCAGGTAAGACCATTGGCGCTAACAGCAGTCTGTATCTCGTGATTGACTACTGCGCTACGGCTGCACTATATGGTGGTGCTTTGGTTGGTCAAACCGGTGTGTTCGGTATTTCACGGGTACAGCTGGAAGAAGGTACTGCTGCTACTCCTTTCGAACAGCGCCATGACGCTGTCGAGCTGGCCCTGTGCCAGCGCTACTACCAAAAGAGTTATCCAATCACGACCGCCCCAGGGTCGAACACAAACGAAGGTCGATACGTGTGGGGCAACGGTCTTTGTACTAACCAGATCACCCGATTGGTGGTTCCATTCAAGGCCACCATGCGTGCGGCCCCGGCAGTTACAGTTTATGGCGCCCCCACCGGAGCGGCCGGCACGATTTCCCAGGCCGACGGGTCGAATGTATCGGGCGTGGCAGAGGCAATAGGCCAGGGGGCATTCAACGCCGCATGGAACAATAACAACGGGCAGTGGGGTGGTTGGTTCCATTGGACCGCAGACGCGGAGTTTTGACATGTACCGACTGACCGATAACCCCGACATACTGTTCTGCCTCGAAACTGGTGCTTTCATTCCGCGCGGTAACTACCTGTGGCCGACCGAGTGGCTGGAGTCGAACACACCGTTGCCGATCCCACCGCCCTACGAGCTGCACTCGCCCGAGCACTACCGCGCCATCCGCGCAGCGGCTTGGGCATGGATGACTGAGTTCGTGCAGGAGCGCCTATACGACACGATCGAGAGCTGCTGCAGCTACTACGACAGCACGGTCACTCGCTACCGGCTCGAAGCCCGCGCAATGGTCGCGTGGCGCGATGCCGTGAATCAGGCGCTGGAAGCGCTCGTCGTGTCGCCGCCCGCTGGTATCGAGACCTGGGAACAGGTCCGCCCACTTCTGCCGCAACCGGAGGCTTTCAGCTGGCCGTCCAGCGTCGAGCTCCCGCTCGGGGTAGGTGACGGCCCCGCAGTGCAACTTTGATCCAATCTGAGAGGAACCCAGCCAGTGGCCGGAAAGATCGACCCGGCGACGGGGCTGCAGGACCAGCAACGGCGGTTCGCGGACGAGTACCTAGTCGATTTCAATGGCACCGCGGCCTACATGCGCGCCGGCTACAGGGCCACCGGTGCCGCGGCCAGCGCCGCCGCGGCGAGGCTGCTGGCCAACCCCAAGGTGCAGGCCTACCTGGCCAGCAGGAAGGAAGAGCTGCTGCTTTCGAAGCGGGTCGATCAAGAAGCGGTGCTGGCCCGGCTGGCGTTCATGGCGCTAGGTGACATCCGCACCCTGTTCGATCAGCACGGCAACCTGAAGCCGATGAGCGAGCTCACTGCGGAAGAGGCCAGCCTGGTCCAGGGTGTGGAGGTGTTCGAAGAGTGGGAGGGGCGAGGCGACGAGCGGCGCGCCGTCGGCCTGACCAAGAAGATCAAGCTGGTCAGCCGCCTCGATGCGGTCAAGACCTTGGGGACGCACTTCGGCATGTTCGCTAAGAAGGTCGAGCACACCGGCAAGAACGGTGGTCCGATCGAGAGCCAGACGCGGATCCTGGGCGACGTGATGGATCTCATCGACGGGTCCGACACCGGCCCCGGGCCTGCGACCTCGCGGAGCAAGTAAGCCGTGGAGGAACTGAGCGACCAGGACGCCAGCCGAATCATCGAGAAGCTGGGTGATCGGTGGTGGCGGCTGAACAACCTGTATTACATCACCGACAAGTTCGGTCGACGGGTGCAGTTCAAGCTGAATGAGGTGCAGGCCGATCTCGACGACAACCTGCACACGTTGAACCTGGCGCTGAAGTCGCGCCAGCATGGCATCACGACTTGGGCCTGCATTCGCGCCCTGGACATGGCGCTGTTCAAGAAGAACACCAAGGCCGGTGTGGTGGCCCACACCGCCGGCGACGCCGCGAAGTTCTTCCGCAGCAAGGTGCTGTACGCCTACGACAACCTGCCGGACTGGCTGAAGAAGATCCGGCCGGCAGTCCGGCGCGACATGCGCGACGGCGTCCTGGAGCTGGCCAATGGCTCCAGCATTGAGGTCTCGGTGTCCCACCGCGGCGGCACGCTGACGTTCCTGCATATCTCCGAGTACGGCCCGATGTGCGCCATGTACCCGGAGCGGGCAGGGGAGGTGGCCTCCGGCGCGCTGAATGCGATCGCCTCCGGCAACATCGTGGTGATCGAGTCGACCGCCTATGGCGCCGCCGGCGACTTCTACGAGCGCTGCCAGACGGCGATCGAGCTGGACCGGCAGATCCGCGCCGGCACCGCCAAGCTGACGGCGATGGATTACCGCTTCCACTTCTATCCGTGGTTCCGGGATCCGATCAACGAGCTCGACCCGGACGGCGTCACCCTGACCGCCGAGGACGAGGCCTACTTCGCCAAGGTCGAGGCGGAGATGAACTACACGCTGCGGCCCGAGCAGAAGGCCTGGTACGTCAAGAAGGCGGCCGAGCAGCGCGACAAGATGAAGCGTGAGCACCCCAGCACGCCGGAAGAAGCCTTCCAGGCGAGCACCGAGGGTGCGTACTACGGCAAGGAAATGGCCGCCGCCGACAGCAGCGGACGGATCACCGACCTGCCGATCAACCCGCAGGTGCCCATCCACACCTTCTGGGACATCGGCCGCAGCGACGCGACGAGCATCTGGTTCATGCAGGAGAACGGCCCCTGGCTGGACTTCGTCGACTTCTACGAGAACTCCGGCTTCGGCGTGGCGCACTACGCCAAGGTTCTGAAGGAGCGCGGCTACCTGTACGGCAAGCACTACTGGCCGCACGACGGTGCCAATGAGGACTGGTCCGCCAACGAGAACAGGGTGCAGGTGGCCGGCAAGCTTGGGATCAAGCCGATTGTTGTGGTGCCCCGGATCAACGACATCACCGAGGGCATCGACATGGTGCGCAACATGCTGCCGCGCTGCCGGTTCGACAGGGTCCGGTGCGGCCCACCCAAGGCAGGCGAGGGCCGCGGAGGGCTGGAAGCCCTGCGCCGCTACACCAAGGTCTGGAACGAGAAGACCGAAACGTATTCCGACCTCCCATTCCACAACTGGGCCAGCAATCCTGCCGACGCGTTCCGGCAGGCGGCCCAGGGCTATGTCAGCAGCAGCGGCCGTCGCGTCGGCGAGTCGCGCGGCACGGCCAACGACAACTGGAGAACTGCATGAGCGTTTCCCCCCGCGAGCGGAACCAACCCACCACGGTCGAGCTGGTCGACCTGCTGTCGATGCTGGTGGCCGCCGCTGATGAAGGGCAACTGGTATGCGTCGCTTTCATGTTGCGGTCGCCGGAGGGCGACACGATGGTGGACTATCGCGGCGGCCACGAGCTGAGCGAGCTCACCGCTCGCACTGTCCTGCAGCGCATTGCCCAGGACGTCGCCGGCACCCATCCGGCGATCGCCGCGCAGATTACCTCCGACCTGGCCAGGAAGGCGAACTGACGTGGAAGACCTTGACGTCGAGCAGCTGGCCATTCACCTGCAGCAGGCCCGCGCCTACGCGCGGTACCTGCCAGGGGGCGAGAACCACGGCAGCCTGGTTGAGGACCACGTCCTGTCGCCGGACCAGGCCGCCGCGGCGGTAGTGGAAGAGCTGGACGCAGCCCTGGGGCTGCTGGGAGCAGAAGCATGAGCGCCGAGGTCGAGCTCGCCCCTGATGGCTTCGTATGGTGTGGCAAGAAGGGGGACCTCACCCTCTACCTGACCCACATCGTGCGCGATGGCGACGACGACGCGGCCCTGTATATCCGGAACGAAAACCGCCGCGTCGAGGGTGTGAACCCCGTGACCGGGATGATCGCCTACGGTAGCCCGGCCTACGTGGTTCCGTTCCGCGACTTCTGGATCTTCCGCCCGGAGGACAGGGATCGGGGCCGGCACCACCACATCGGCGACATGGTCGCTCGCCTGCAGAACGCCTCGGTTGCCCTCTACGGCCTGGACGTGCCCGCCTACCGGCACCGCATCCTCGACGCCATCCTCGAATTCTGCGATGACGTGAAGAACTTGCGGCCGCCGGCGGAGCAGACCCGGGAGCAGTGGCTCGCCGAGATGGCCCGGATGGGGATCCAGATCAAGATCAACGGGCAGAAGGTGAACTGATGCAGACGATCGAGAACTTGCGGAGCGAGCCGGCCTACGACCCCGGCGCCGCCGACGTGGCCACCGCAGCGCCTCCAGATGTTGAGGGCCACCCGCTGGACAGCCTGGAGAACCGACGCCTCCACGCGAAGCTGCTGGACTACTGGCACACCGCCCTCGATGCGTTCTACGACAACCGCATCGAGCAGATGCTGGACTACGACTTCTACGACCACATCCAGTGGTCGGAAGAAGACCGCGCTGTCCTGGCTGCCCGCCACCAGGCGCCGCTGACCTACAACAAGATCAAGATGGCCATCGACTGGGTCATCGGCACCGAGCGCCGCACCCGCATCGATGGCGTAGTGCACCCTCGCGCCGAGGACGACGTCGACATTGCCGCGGTGAAGTCGGAGCTGATGAAGTACCTCAGCGACACCAACCGGGTGCCGTGGGCGCGCAGCCAGGCCTTCAAGGACGCAGCGATCGCCGGATGCGGCTGGACCGAGGAATCGATCCGGACCGATCGAGCGGACGAGCCGGTGATGGTTGGCCACATTCCGTGGCGGCAGATGCGGCGGGATCCGGTCAGCCGCGCATTGGACCTGAGCGACTGCCGCTTTCTGCTGCGGGAGAAGTTCGCCGACCTGGACTATTCCGAAGCGATGTTCCCCGATCGCATCGAGCTGGTGAACCGGGCGGCTCAGGACCACTACGACGGCGACAACGGTGCCTTCGACGAAGAGCTGGACCTGCCCCAGGTCTTCCGCCGCTACGACAGCCGCGGCCATACCGTGACCGGCCGTCGCATCACCGGCCGGGCCTCCCTGGATAGCCGGTGTCGGCTTCGGGTCCGTCTGATCGAGTGCTGGTTCAAACGCCCAGTCGCGCACAAGCGGCTGTGGGGTGGCGAATTCCGGGGCGATCGCTTCGACCCGAACAACCCCGACCACCAGGCGGCGCTGGCAGCCATGAAGGGCCAGGCTTCGCCGGTCTACTCGCTCTCCGATGCCGTGGTCGAGGAAATGTGGTGCGCGATTTTCACCGAGGGCGGCCTGCTGCAGCTCAAACGCAGCCCGTTCCGGCACGGCCGGTTCCCCTACACCCCGTACTGGTGCTATCGCCGCAACCGCGATGGCATGGAGTACGGCCTGGTCCGTGGTGTACGCGACTCGCAGGAAGACCTGAACAAGCGCATGAGCAAGCTGCTCTGGGCCCTGAGTACCAATCAGCTGTTCTACGAAGAAGGCGCAATCGACGAGGACCGCGTCGACGAGGTGAAGCGGGAGATCGCCAAGCCCAACGGCGCCATTCCCCTGAAGAATGGCGGTCTGGCCAGGATCAAGGTGGAGCGCAACCTCGATGTGGCCGAGGCGCAGATCAAGCTGCTGGAGCTGGACGCGGCGCACATCCATGACGGCTCCGGTGTGAACCGGGAGCTCCTGGGCCGCGAGACCAACGCGGCCAGCGGCCGGGCGATCCTGGCCAAGCAGCAGGAAGGCGCCGTGAGCACCGCGGAGCTGTTCGACAACTACCGCCTGGGCATCCAGCTCAGCGGTGAAAAGCAGTTGTCGCTCACCGAGCAGTTCATGACCGAGGAACGGCAGTTCCGCATCGTAGGCGAGCGCAAGGGGCTGGACTGGCGCGTTATCAACCAGCTCCGTCTGGACACTCTCAACAACGTCTGGGTGGTCGACAACGACATCAGCCGCAACCAGGCCGATTTCATCGTCGACCAGCAGGACTTCCGCGAGTCGATGCGCCAGGCCTTCGCCGAGCAGTTCTTCGACATGCTGGGCAAGCTGCCTCCAGAGATGTCCATCCAGCTGCTGGACCTGGCCTTCGACATGATCGATATGCCGGGCAAGGACGAGGTGGTGCAGCGCATCCGCAAAATCACCGGCCAGTCGGACAACGACCAGGACGTCGACAGCCCCGAGGCGCAGGCGCGTCAGCAGCTGGAAGCCCAGGACCGCGAGGTCGCCCTGCGCGAGCGCATGGCCAAAGTCGGACTGGACGAGGCCAAGCGCGAAGAGATCATGGCGAAGGCCAAGGCTTTGCAGATCAAGACCAAGGGTGACGCGCTCAACGTTGCCGAGCTGATCGAGATCCTGCTCCCCCTCGCTCCGGCGGCCGACCGCCTCCTGAGCACCCAACAGACCCCCGAGGAAACCGCTCATGCAGCAGCCTGACAACGCGGGCCAGCAGTCGCTGGCCGCGAACGAACTGGAAATGACCGAGGGCGAGCGTGCGGCGCTGGCCAGTGCTGACGGTGCCGCCGCCGGTGATGCCCCCGCGG